GAAATCGAAAGAACTCGCAACGCAATACGAGAAACTCAAAAACGAAACGACGGACTTAGAGCAGAGCTTGAGGCAGTACAAAAAAGAATTGAGAAAGGTTATAAAGCAATACGAGAAAGCTCAAACGGGGAGCAGAGAATTGCAAGCGTTAAAAAAGAAATCTCAAGACTTGGCGGACTTATTGCGTGGCAAGACAACCGACGCAAACAATTTAAAACAATTATCCAAAGGGGTTATTAATAATAAGCATATACTAAAATGAAAATAACAAACGAGGACAACATGGAGTTAATGGCTCGCTATCCAGATAATTATTTCGAGTTGGCTATTGTAGACCCTCCTTATGGAGGTAACGATGCAATAGGTTTAAAAGATAATAATAAGGAGGGTAAACAAGCAACAAAAAGAACTGACTATAACGTTTTTGAAAATGTAGCACCAACAAAAGAATATTTTAACGAACTTAAAAGAGTAAGTAAAAACCAAATAATATGGGGTGTTAATTTTTATAATAACTATAATTTTTCTGGTGGTCGTTTAGTTTGGGATAAAAAAGGCACTGCGTTTGGCAGAGCGGAAATGTGTTATTTATCAATGACTAAAAGTGTTAATATATGCGAGATTATCTGGAATGGTATGATACAACACGATATGAAAAACAAAGAGGTTAGAATACACCCAACACAAAAACCCGTAAAACTTTACGAATGGCTTTTAATGAATTACGCAAAAGAGGGCGACAAGATACTCGATACACATTTAGGCTCTGGCTCTATTGCTTTAGCTTGCCACAATCTTAATTTTGAATTAACTGCCTGTGAACTTGATAAAGAGTATTACGATGCAGCAATTAAAAGAATAGAGCAACATAAGCAACAATTAACAATGTTTTAGAGTGATACAATTAAGACCATACCAAAACGAAATTATCGAATCCTTGCGCAACTCATTTAAGAGAAACCGCAGGACTATACTTTGCGCTCCTACTGGAGCAGGCAAAACGATAATGTTTACTTACTTAATTAGTGAGCATTTAAAGCGTGGAGGTAACGTCCTAGTCCTAACGCATAGGAGCGAGCTACTAAAACAGGCGGGTAGCTCATTCGAGAAATTTGGACTAACTCCCGAATATATTACGAGCGGCTCAAAGCCAGACCTACAGGCAAAGCTCCACGTTGGAATGGTCGAAACTATAGACAGACGCAAAGAAACCTATAGCAGTTTCCTAGCGTCTAAAAGCCTAGTAGTAATCGACGAGGCACACTTGAATATATTTACTAAACTGCTACCTTTAATTAATCCCTTTGCCTACGTAATAGGAGCGACGGCTACACCAGAGCGCAAGGGTAAGGCTGCCGTATCTCTTGACGAGTTTTACACCGCTATAGTACAACGAATAGATACACCCGAACTTATTAAAATGGGTTTCCTATCCTCTGCCAATAGCTACGGCGTTCCAATAGATACCAAAGGACTAAAACGCACAGGTGCGGATTTTGATACCGCAAGCTATTACGAGGATAACAAAACATATATCGGAGTCGTGGATAATTGGATACGGCTTACAGAGAATACAAAGACTTTACTATTTGCATCGAATGTAAACAGCTCTAAAGTCGTTTGCGCTCAATTTAACGCTAGAGGTTACGAGGCAAAACATATTGACGGAAACACCCCTAAGAATGAGCGAGAGGCGATACTAGAATGGTACGATAAAACCCCGAAAGCTATTATCTGTAACTGCGGTATATTAAACGCAGGGTTTGACCAGCCAGACATCGAGACTATAATACTCTACAGAGCTACAACCTCGCTCCCTTTATTCCTGCAAATGTGCGGACGAGGCTCAAGGACTACAGCAAACCTAAACTCGTTTAATATCCTAGACTTTGGCAATAATATCAAACGGCTAGGGCATTGGGAAAATCCTAGAGACTGGAGTCTAAAAAAGAAACTTACAAGAGAACAGCCTGCGCCCGTAAAGGATTGCCCGAAATGTAAAGCTATACTATTAGCCTCTACAAAAGTCTGCCCTTATTGCGCTCATAAATTCATAAATAAAAAAGAGGTAGAGATCGCTAGGCTTGAGCTAATCAAAAATGAGGTAATTAAAAACTACAGCGAGATGTCTAACGTAGAGCTTGCGCAGGCGGTACATGACAAATACATAACGGCGGCGTGGGTATTGCATCGTAAAACTTGCAGGCTAGACGCTAGAGATTTTCTTGAGGCGGTAGGATATAAAAAGTCTTTCGAGTATGTAAATAAAAAAAGATTTAAAGTTTTTAGTTAAAAAAGTTGTTTATAAGTTATAAGTTTATATATCTTTGAAAAAACAAAATTTTATATTATGAAAAACTTACTACAAAAATTGCAACCAGATTTAAAGGATAAGCTATCTTTATTAAACGAAGAGTATCCATTTACAGCGCATCGCATTATTAAAGACCTAGAGGCTACTAATAACGTTTACGACGTTACGTTTTTAACTATGGCAACCATGCAGAAATTTCTAGGGGTTAACCTAGACGATTTTTACTTTATATTTGAGCCAGATGTTGAGCGAGGTTAAAATACAAACACAGATTTTCCAATGGCATTGGAATAGCTACCCCACAGAGCGAGGTTTACTTTGCTATAACCTAAACAACTCGGCTAATAAAATAGACGGCAATAGAAATAAAGCGCTCGGATTAATCAAAGGGCGCTCGGATATGGTTTACTATTATCAAAGCTCTGCCTATATGATTGAGTTAAAAAACGCTAAAGGAAAGCAAAGCAAAGAACAAATAGAATGGCAGGAGCTACTAGAGTCTCAAGGATTCACATACGTAGTTATCCGCAGCCTAGAGGAGTTTAAACAATTTAAAGACAAACTATGTTAAAAACAATTAAGGACGCAGTAGAGGAAGTAACAGGATTAAAAATAGATAAAAACACACGACAGAGGGAGTATGTAATGGCTAGATGTTTATTTTATCATTTCGCTAGAGAGTTAACGGGCAGACCATTTGCAGAAATAGGAGCAGTTACAAAACATGACCACTCTACGGTATTACACTCTCTTAAAAAATTTAATGTACATTACAAATTTGATGTATTTTTTAAAAAGAGCTTTCACGCTTTGGAGAGTATATTAGAGCATACTCCGTCAGTAGAGGAGATAGTCGCAGAGGTCGGATCTATTGACGAGGTAGTGAGACAAAGGCAGGAATTAATAGAGGCAAATGTAAAGCTAAAGCTAGAGATAAAAAGCCTAAAAGAAAATAAGCCAAGACTAGAGAAATTACTAGACGGCATACCAGAGGAGAGAATTCAATTTTTTATTAATAACCAAATGAGCGCCTTTATAAATATGGAACGCGCTACACTAAAAAAGCTACAAAGTTATGAGCAAGCAAATGCCAAAATTAGAGAAACAAAGCAAACCGCTAAACAAGCAAGTTTTGAGGAAACGGGTATCCGAGTTAGAGACAAGGCTATCAAATCTACACTCCCTTGTTAAAGATATAGCACACAATCAAGAGGCAATAGTAACCGCCCTATCGTCAAACGAAATTAAAGACGTAGACGAGGCAGAAAGCTCTGGAGTATGAATTACGATTTAAGATTAGGAGATTGTTTAGAGGTTATGAAAGATATACCAGATGCTTCAGTAGATGCAATTATAACAGACCCCCCTTATGGTACAACAGCTTGTAAGTGGGATAGCGTGATACCCTTTGAGCCTATGTGGGAGCAGCTAAACAGGATAATTAAACCTAATGGAGCTATAGTTTTATTTTCAGCTCAACCCTTTACAAGTTCTCTAATAAGTGGTAATTACGAGAGTTATAAATATTGTTGGTATTGGTTAAAAAATAGAGCAACAGGGGTTTTGAATGCTAAAAAACAACCATTAAGAAATATTGAAGAGATTTGCGTTTTTAATATAAAAAAATACAAACCACAGGGTTTAGTTGAGTTGAATAAGCCGAGCAGAAATAGTAAAAAAGACTACGACAATTACGGCAAAGGTACGTCAAAACAATACATTCAAAAATACACAAATTACCCTAAACAATTAATTCAATTTGATAGCGTGCAAAGAACACAACACCCCACTCAAAAACCTGTTGCTTTAATGGAGTACCTTATTAAGACATACACCAATGAAAATGAAATAGTATTAGACTTCACTATGGGTAGTGGCTCTACAGGGGTAGCAGCAAAAAACCTTAACAGAAACTTTATAGGAATAGAACAAGACCAAAAATATTTTAACATAGCAAAAAACCGAATCAATGAATTACGACCTAATAGATAACATCGAAGTAGACGGAATAGATACAAACGACTATCCAGACTTTTGCGACGCTTTTATAGTCTCGGCAGACTACGACGGCGAGGCAATGACAGAGGAGCAGCTAGAGGCTTTAAACGAGGACTACAGCTTTGTGCATGACTGCGTATATACACATCTTTTTTAAATGAGCATACCCGTAATATTTGACAACCCTCACGATTTTTTTGAGGAGGCTACTAAACAAAACTATACAGATGCTCACGATTTATTCTACCGCAGTATGGTAGAGTATTTACTAGACGAGTCGATACAGTATGTATGTACGTTTATTTATAACGATTACGAGAAGTATTTATTCGAGCCACAGTCTGAGGAGGACGAGCAGATACTCTCTAGAGATGCCCTGCTATACTTTGAATATATCGAGGAATACGAGACTTGTCAATTAATTTTTGAGGTTTTAAACTCTGAGAACTAGGTAGTTATAAAAAATGTTGTTTTTTGTTTGGTGGTAACAAATAATTGTTTGTATATTTACAAAAACAAAAACAAACACTATGGCTTACATCAAAATATCAGACAGAAATTTAAAAAATGTAGAGGTAAAAATTATTAGCAGAAAGTTAGGCTTACACACTGCTATTGTTAGAGAGGACAGACGCAACAGATACATAAGCGACTATATTCTTTTTAACAAATTAACTGGAACGCCTTACATGATAAAAGAGATATAAAACTAAAGGGGAGCTAACAACTCCCCACAATAACAAAACTATGAATTTAAAAGATACACTAGACAGACTCTTCGACAAAGACCTAGATTTAACTCACGAGCAAAGAGATAAGATAATCACAATTATAGGCGATCATTCTCAATACGAATGGAGCGCAGGCTTTCAAGCCGCTAAAAAAATTATATAATGAACTGGACTCTACAAATAGCTTTCCATTACCCACACGATCGTTTCCTAGTTGGTTGGGAGTATATGGCAGAAACCAAAGAGTATAATTACACAACAATAAAGCTGTATTTATTTATAGTAACATTAACCCTAGATATTTAAACCATGAGAAAATTAATACATAGACTACTCGTAAAAAATTCAATAGTACCTTATAAGACAATCACATTACA